ATATACCTTTCTTTTGTTATACAAATATACGAAAAATAACTGAATTATACAAGCAAAATCGTATATTTTTTTGTAAGTTAAGAATTACTTACACTAATAAGTATAAAGAAAAATAGAAAACAAAAAAAAAGCCACACGAAAGGTATCAAGGTGGCTTTTTTTAACAAATTTATTAAGTTTAACAAATTGGGTGGGTGTATGTTTATAATAATATGACGTAAGGTGTACCCAACAATTTACTTAAAAAATGAAATAGGAGACCAGCATGGCACTGCTGATTATATTTCATATATATAACAATCGAACCTAAATTTGTTTAGTCGATTGGGATACAGTTAGGAACTTCTCTCCCATCCTTAATCTTTGTACCATATGCTATATATCCTGTTGTACAAGGATTAGGTTCTAGTAAGTTTATTTGATTTACTTTACTAAGTACTTTTTGTGTATATGATTTATTCATGTTTCTATTTTCCCACACAGAATAACAAATACCTTGAGCAACATCAATCTCCTTACCATATCCTATCTCAATAGGAATACATCTGTCTATAAACTGTTGTTCTGTTTCTCCGCTATTTACTTTTATTGGCATTGTTAATTGTTGTTAATGTTTGTTTTTCTTTATTATATGTTACGGTAAAACTCATATATTAGGCTACTTTATAAAATTGATTACCTAACTTAACTTTCTCTACTGATTTAAGAACTATCGTTCTCCAAGAGTTATCATACTTCATTACCCAATATCCTCTTGCTATATAATTGTAAACTGGCTTACCTTGTTTATCCCATGTCTGCATTACTCGTTTCATACGAACACCTGATAACTTCTTACTCCATACTTTCATATCAGTAAACTTAGTATTCTTAATAAGTTTAGTCATCTCACTACGAGATAACATAATAGCAGGTTTAGCAAAGTGATATGCTTGTTTATCTACTATCTTACTAAGTACTGTTTGTTGTATCTTATTCATCTTTAGGATGTGTTTTACAAGCCATATAATAAGTACCTTGGTCTACTGTATCATGTGGATGTGAACCTTCACAACCTAACATCTCAGCATATATCTCTGCCATCTCTTGTGATGGGAATAGAATCTTTCTTTTATCACCTTCAATCTCCATATCTTCTGGCTTTGTCATATAACCAGTCTCTATCGCTTCTGATATAGTATCCTTTGTTTCACCAGGATACGTTGATGTTACTGATGGTTGTTGTAATGAGTTCTCTTCTAACAAACCTAACTCTCTTAGTTTGTTTCTACTCCATCCTAATGCAGCTTTACCACCCCATAGTAGATATGATATAGTACCACACTCTGTTGTTTTGTTTGGGTCATAATAAGTTTCAGCTCTACTCAAGTAAGAGTACATGCGCTTAATCGTTTGTGCAGAAATCGGTTCACCCTTAGCGAGCTGTTGTGCACGCACTTTGCCCACTTGAGTTCCACACTTATTATCCTGTTTCTCATTCAGCTCGATTCCTCTCTTAGCATTATTGGAAACACTTTTAGGATAATCAGAGTAGGACTCCATATCAACTCTCTTGCCCTTATTATATCTGTTATCTTCTTTTATCATTGCACGAATCTTGTTAAGTAGATACTGAGCTTCTTCCTCTTCTATCTCTAACAACTCTTGTTTACTAGCTTTAACTAAATCGTGTGTGAATATACCTTCTATTGAGAATCCTTTTACAGAACCACTCTTTACATACTCATCCCATATTTCATCGTTATCAATCTTGAATAATCCTACCCAAGAACCGATTGGTAAATTTAACCCTAAGCCGTTTGATTTATCTAGTTTCGTAGTCTTTATCCAACTCTCTACTAAAGATACACCACCTACCTTAGCATCATGTTCTATGGTAGCTTTATTATTATATCTTCTCTTAAGATAATTCTGTGCAAGTTTTTCTACTGTTTGTTCTGAAAAGAATACTTCGTAAGGTTTACCTTCACCATCTATTCTTAATATTTTTTTATTAGGGATTAATACAGGTCCTGCAACAATCCTTTTTTCGTTATCTATTTTTTGAAATTGAACTTTCTCTTTATCAAAGAAAACAAAGTTACTTTCTATAGCTGGTTCAGAAACCAAACTTATAGCAAACACTTCATCAAAAAGTTCATCATCAATTTTTAATTCAAATAGTTCCATAGCTTATTAACAATCTTTTGTTCATTTATAGTGTTGATGCTCCTGTCGTACGTCTATCCATCGCTTGTTGTGATGATATATCTTGTGATACCACATAAGCTCTGATAGGCTGTTGTCTAGAGTTTGCAATAGATTCTGCAATCTGTCCACCTGTCGTTATACCATCAGGTAACGTTTGTATTGAAGGAGCAGTAAACGATGTTGTTGGTTTTGGTGGTGCAACAAAACTAGAGCCACCTCCTGCACCTCCAACAGATACCGAACCTCCACCTGGTTTAGGTATTTCAGGAATCTTTTGTTTTCTAATTGCGTTTACTTGTAGTAAACCTGCAGCAATTACAGTACCTGCAGCAATTGCACCGAATGGTGGTGGATAAGTTGCAAGTGCCTTAGTAGCACCAATATATGTGTTAATCAAGGCTTGTGATATTGCAAGAGCTTTACCAGCAACTGTTTCTTTACCAACTGCTTCTGCTATCTGACCAAGTGCATCAGAGATAATTAGTAACTTGGTTTCTTGTTGCATCGCCTCAATCTGTATTCTTGCCGCCGCCGTTTGTTGGTCAAAGGCAAGTAAGGTTTGGGCAGATACTTGTTGTGCTTGTAATTCTGCTCTCTCTAATGCTCTGGTTTGGTCAAAAAGATTTAGTTCATCTTGGAATGTTGCCTGATTTCTCGCTACATCTAAATCATATTGTGCTTGTAACGCAAATGCTTTTTCAGCTCTTTGTTGAGATTCTAACTCAGCTAATTCTTGTATTCTTAGTTTATCATCTTCTAGAGCTTTATCTTTTAATTCTTTTTCTTTAGCTAATTTAGCTTGTTCTGCTGCTATATCTGCATCATCATACTTCTTATTGATTGCAGAGATTTCCATTCTGTATTCTTCTTCGAATGCCTTTAAGTCAGTAACACCAGCTTCTTTTAGTTTCTTAAGTTCTGCTTGATATTCTCTTTCTCTTAACAGAAGTTCTCTTGCTCTATCATCCATTAGTGCAAGTTCGGCATCATCTATAATCTTGTTAGCTTCTGCAATCAGTGCTGCTCTTTCTTTCGCAGCTTGTTCAGCAATTCTCTTTCTTTCTTCTGCTTCCTTCTTCTCTTGTTCTATACGTTTAGTAGCTTCCTCTTCTAACTTCTTGGTTGCTTCTTCTTCAGCTGCAAGATTCTCTTCGTATTTCTTTTGTAGTACTTCTGATGATGCTCTACTAGCTTCATCTATTTCTTTTTGTCCTACACCTAAGAACTTAGCAAACCTTTGGAATCCAGCTGCAGCCTTATCTAATAAATCTATAAAGAATTCAAAGATAGGGAATGCTACTTTTTCTATAAGTGCAAATACAGGTCCAATTATCTTACCAAATACTTCTGATGCTTTGTTAAGTAATTCTTGTCCTCTTTCTGTTTTTGATAATGATTCTCTAAATGCTAAGAACAAACCAGCAAGTAAAGTAACTACTGCAATGATAGGGTTAGCTGCTAATACTTTTAACCCACCATCTAATCCTTTTAATGATTGTCCTACTAATCCCACAATACCAGGTTGTTCAGCAAGTGCATCTGAGAACCTACGAGATGTAATTTCTGTTTCTTCTAAATCTCTTTCTAATTGGTTAAGTTCTTTTCTTAATCTTTTGAATTCAACTTTATCACCATCTAGTTTTGCTTTTTGTAATGCTTTACGAGTCTTTTCTATTACTGCACCAATATCCTCAAATCCTTCTAGAGTACCATCTAAGGATTTGTTTAGTTTATCTAACTGGTCAGTACCTTTAGTATCAACATCAACAACTGCTCTGTATGTAGTAGTATTATCTGCCATTATATTCTTTTCATCAGATTTTTAACGTCTGCCCAATCATGAGGTATTTGATATTTACCTTTTGCTACATCAATATCTTTAGATACTTTGTACAAATCGTGCATTTTTAATAAATCAATTATGTTCTTTATCATATCTTAATAACAATTTTAATCTAAACTATCACTTATGATAGGTCCTAATAGTTGTAACTTACAATCACCTGTTTTAAGATTGTAATCATTTATAGCTCTTAAATGGAAATGTGAACCCTTAAACAAAACAATATCGTTTAGTTTTAGATTAACAAACATATTGAATGGTAAGTTAGCTTCACAGTTAATAAATCTAGTTTTAGGGTTATACAATAATTCTATATATGTTTCCCAATACTTTGTATATAATGTATCAGTAGGTAACGAACCATATGCAGTACCTTCGTTAAAGAATAATAACGACTCTGATGTACCATCAGGTGTTTCATCTACTGAGCCACTACTGTAATGGTCAAAGTAAGGAAACTCGTTAGGTCTATTATATGTTGTAGAAGCCCTATTAACAGATATCTCTGCAAATACAGGTGATGGTGAGACTGATTTTGTTCCATTGTAAAAGAATACACGAGGGTTAACCACTGCAGGGTCAAAGTTCTCGTTTGATATAAATGTTGGTATGTATAATCCTTGAGCCATAATATTATGTACAATTTGTTCCTGATGAGAATATTTGTCCTGTTCCTGTGTTTAGTAAGAATATGTTTTGATTTGTTTCATCTCTAACAATGAAGTAATATCTCAATGGTTGTGTTAAGTTGATATCCCAAAACAGAGTATCACCTACTGCTAAATATCCTCTACTTGATGCAATGTATGCAGTACCTGCGAATCTATTATTACTACATATAGAGTATGTATTATTATTATAAGTAATAGATTGTGCATATCCTATACCACCTCCACCTGTTCCTGTACCACCTGTACCTTCTATATATCTTAGAGGTGATGAAGCGAATATAGATGTAACATCTATCTTACCTTGTGAGAACTGATTAGATGTATCTTGGAATATACTAGCACCATAAATTCTTTGGTTAGTATTGTTAAAGTTTTGTGATAAGTAATCTTTACCTAATGTATCAGTAAACTCTAACTCGTTAACAGCCAATGTATTAGCTGGTATAACTGAAAGAGTTTTATCCATTTTGATAAACTGTGTTAGGTCTTGTGTATTACCTGATTTATACCAAGTATTAAACGTTTCTATCTCAAACTGATTTACGTTTCTTTTAGATGGTGTAATTACAAGGTTGTATTTTTTTTGTAAACCTTTTAAGAAATCTATACATTTAATACCACTATCACCAAAAGGCATATTTTGTGGTATCTCCATTATCCTATTATCAGCTACAAACCTTAACTCATTTACCTCTATAAACGATTCTGTATTACCATCTTTAGCTATGGTTATATCAAAATCACCACTACCTGTAATACTGTATTTTGCTTTGAACTGATAGTTACCAGCATTTATTGTAGTAGTAGTTGTGTTTATCCAAGTTTCTTCTAACGTATATGATTTCTCTCCTATCGCTTGTAATTGTGAATATGTTTCTCTTAAGAACTTGTTTATCTCATCTATATCTATTCCTTGTTCAGTTGTACCATCATCCATTATAACATCTAGTTGTGGATGTCCTATTGAACCTGTAGCAGAACCTGATATAGTCATTTGTAGTTTTATATTACCACTAAGTACATCTTTCTGTGCTAATGTATATACAGAACCACTATTCATTACAAACGATGGGTCTGAATCTATTGTGTCAAATACTAACTGTGTGTATGTAGATGTATTAAGAACAAAATCAGAACTAGAACCACTAGTTGGTGTTATCTTTACTTTACCATATGTTTCTAAATCAATATCATCAAAGATTGGATATTGTTTACCTCTATCACAAATCATATAAACGTTTTGGAAGAAATCAGAATCAAAGAATGATGAAGTGTATGTATATCCAAACTCTTCAAACATTTTATCTAATACTGCTTTTACACGAATAGATGGTTTGAAATCTTGAACTGATACTGCTCCATTTACTGTATCAATACCATATTGACCTGGCATTGCAGCTGATTGATAAAAGAATCCTTTACCATAATCTACAAGTGGATAAACAATATCACCACTAAATAAGTTATGTTCCCATGAATCTGTAATGTTATCATAAGAAGCAGTATGATTGTATATATCTAAACCTCCAATATCAGTTAAGAAGTTTTGGGATAAATCTCTACTAAAGTTACTAAGTGAACCAAATAAAGATATCTCATATGATTCTACTTCATTATTTACAACGTTAATACTGTTAAGTTGCAAGTATCCTTGTACTAGTAGATATCCACTTATATCAATATAACACTCTACTTTTTGCGATTCTTGAAACAAATAGGGTGTATCGATGTCAATATCGTAAGAGTGTTGAAAGAACGCATTGTTCTTATTAGAACCTGGTAACGTTAACTCTCTTGTAAAATCAGAGGGAAGTTTATCTATATCAAATAAACCAGTCGAGTTATTAGATACCGTTACTTCTTCATCATTGAAGGTATCTAACTCGGTGCCATTCGCTATTACTCTAAAAAAATAGTTAGTCATTATAAAGTTAGTTTATAAGGTGTTGAGAATCTAAACTCAAATGTATATTGTATTAATTTATCAACAACGCCAGTTTTTAATTGTAGTGCATTGTTAGTTAGTACTAGTGGTAAGAACGTAGCTCCTAATCCATCTTCTCCAGCTGTTTCAGCTGATTTAGGTTGTACTAAGTATATCTCATCACTTACCAATAATCCCTTAAAGAATTCATTAAACTTTTCACTTACATAATCTGTGTTAACAAGAAGAGTTTCTTGTGCATCTGTAAAGTAAAGAGATTCTCCTTTGAACGTATCATACGTTGAAAATAATGGTGTTTCTAATGCGTTTTGTTTATATGATTTAACATTAGTAGTAAATCCTTTTCTACTAACTAATGGAAACTCAAACTGGTCAAACGCACCATATCTGTTTTTGAATACTATTCTAACAGCAGGATATTCTTTAGTACATTGTGATATATCAATATTAACTTGGTCACCAATAGGGTTGTTACTTGCATCTTGTATCTCTATTGTTACAGTAGTAGCTCCATCAGCTGATGCTGTAGCAAACATATAAGGGTCTATCGTTGTATTAGGTGCAATCCTAGATGATGTAGTGTATGAATCAACTGTATCTAAATCTATTGTATAAGTTGAACTAGCAGGTGTTGCATCGTTGGTAATCACAGCTTTAGAAACTTGTCCTTGTGTTGCGTTATCTTTTAGTGCATATACAGAGAAGTAATAAGGTACAGTTAAATCTGTTAGAGATGCAGTAGCACCATTAGGTATAGTACTAAGTATAGGATACTTATCTACTGATTCACTAAATGGTGTTGCTGATGTTAAACCTGCATTACCTGTTCTCTCACCCCATAGGTTAAATCCATCTAATGCAACAAAGTTACCCCAACCACTTACTTCTTGATGTGATGTAGTTACATACAGTTGTGTAGTTGTATCTAAGTATTTACCATAGAACTCTGCACTGTACCATCTTGGTAAGTGTATAGGTTGAGCGAATGTACCTTGATATACATCTGCGAGAGATGATGACATAGTAGAACTAAGAATAGGTGATATATCGAATATAGTACCTGGTTGTCCTTGATAATCAGAAACAGGAAACTTGTTTAGTATGTATGATGGTGTGCTTGGTTTAGCTGTTGTTATATCACCTTGCCATGTATATAAATCACAAACAAACTGAAAAGACGAACTAGTAGTTGCCTCAGTTGTATCTTGTATCTGAAACATTACAGGTGATTCTACTAAAGAAGCAGAAGCTGGAAAGTTTATAATTGTTACCGCCATTAGTTATATCTTGTTTTTATACATATAACCAATGACGTTAGATATATATGTTACGAAGTACTTACTTGTACTCCAGCCTTTCTCATCTGTTCGTTCATGTTATCAAAGAAAGCATTTAACTGACCCTCAACAACATTAGTGTTTATGTAATCATCAAGGGCTTTTTTGAACTCAGGTGATTCTGCAGCTAACTCAGCAAACGGTCTCTTCTTCATCTTATATGTACCATAGTGTACATACTTACCATAAGTTGCTGAACGAGGTGATACATTGAATGTAAACACTACATCACCTTTCTTATCTTTGGTAAACATATTAGATATTCTATTCTCAGATGCAACACCTGCGAATAATCTACCTTGTTTGTAAGCTTTAGATGAACCTGTTTTATATCCTTTATAAGGCACACCAGGATTGATAGCTTGTAAGGCTTTATCTTTATAAACCTTAGCTACATCCTTTAATGATTTTTGTTTTCCTCTAATTGCCATTAGTATCTTGGGTATAAGAAGTCATCACTATGTCTCATTTCATCCCAATCAAGTGATGCTGTGTATATTGCTGTTATGTTATATACTGAGTTATTACCTAAACCTACTGGTGGTCTAACTATACAATCACCAAATCCAAAGAATGATTGAGTAACATCAGTATCTAGTGCTTTAGTTGTTCCTCCACCTGTTACTGGCCATGTATAATGTATGAACGAGTTTTGTGCTGCACTAGTTGTTGATTTACTAGTAGGTGCATTAATCCTATCATCTTCATTAGTCCATTCACAAAGACCTGTATTATATCTCATATCAATAACATAATTATTATCATATGTAGTATCATACCATCTTTCCCATTCGTATGATGCTCTTCTACCATTGTAGATAGATTCAGATGGATAGTACTGTACATCACTACCTGATTCTATACTACCTATACCATTTGTTATTATAGGTATTTCTGTTGAAGCAAATATCCAACTTATAGTATCGAACTCATTAACACTTCTTGATACGATTTGTTGAGTTTGTGGATATACAAATTCAAAATCAAAATCTCTATTAGCTGAACCACTAACTGTTTTACTAACTCTATATTGAGTTGCATTAGATGGAGAAGGATAAACAGGATTATCATCAGGATTAGTTATAGCTGATGATGAGTTAAAACTAAGTAAGAATGATTTATCATCTATTGTTTCGTTTACAACTGCACTACCACTATCACCATCTACATACCAAAGTAATTCATTACTTGTTTGGTTATAAGAGAACTGAGATATATGGAATCCACCCCTAGGTATAAACTCAGCTGCAGAACCACTTACTGTTGTAACTAATGTATTACCTACTTTAATTACTACAGCTTCACCATATAGTTCATCATTACCTGCATATATACCAATTGATGATGTACCGAATTGTTCATCTGTTAATATTGGTAATAAAGAAGATGTTGAATTGTAGACAGGGTCATTAATCTCCCATACACACATTGCAGTCATCTGGTCAGTTTGTTCACTATCAGGTACAACGTTAGGTCTTAACGATGCTGTTTCTATTAGAAGTGAACCACTATCTAAGTTATCATCATCATATGTGAATCCTAATGGGTTTTCTAAAGATGCAGTATTATCATTCTTCCATAAGTTATAAACAAGAGAACCTGTACCATCATATGACACTTTGTCATACATATCGTAGTACTGTGCTAATCCTCTAACAGTAATATATCCTGTTGGTGATTCATTAGGTTTCCATTTGTAGTTTATAATAACTGCACCATCTGAACCTCTACCATTTAATGTATATGTATCTCCCCAAGGTGTTGTATAGTTTGTTGTAGGTCCTACCCATGCTCCTCCACCTGCACCATAATCAGAACCTGTTGATAAATCGCCAGAATTAGCACCACCTCCTGCTCCTCCATTACCAGGTCCACCTGGTCCTAATCCTGCACCACCACCTGCGTATCTTCTGTTTAGACCTGTTAAGTTTAATAACATACCAGCTCCACCATCTCCGCCATCAGCAGATGAACCAACTGTACCATCAAATCCTTTTTCTCCAGCACCTCCCCCACCACCGGCAGAACCAGTTGTTTGAGTAAGTGAGCCACTCCATCCATCACCACCAAAGTTAGATAGTGTACTCCAAGAACCTGATGCGAACCCACCAGGATTAAAGAATGTTGCACCACCACCAATAGAACCACTTCTATCATTAAAGCCAGTATTACCTGCATAGTTACCTGGTGATGAACCTCTACCACCCATACCTACTGTATTATAGTACAGTCCATTTGATTCTGTTACAATAGTTTGTCCATATGCAGCTTGCCATACATCAGGTGTTGGTGAACTATCTGTACCCCAAGGTTGTGCAAAACCAGGAGCTACTTTTAATGAATATTGATTACATATAGTTTCTATCTTATCAACCTTAACTTGTCCTGCTCCACCACCTCCACCAAAGAATGCGAATGAGTTAAAAGAACCACTACCTTTAGCACCTGGTCCACCTGGTCCTATTGAAACTACGTTTACATCATCTGAGAATCCATTACTTACATTAAACTCTTGGAATGAACGAGTGAATGATTCATTAGATGAACCTGATGATGTGAATATATGATACTTGTATATAAATTCATTACCTAAACCAGAACCACTAATAAATGTACCTGTTTCACCACCACTTGCAGTAATAGGTGTAAACGCTAAGTTATCACAATCATAGTATGTGAAACATTGTGAGCCAGTTTCGAAATCTACATTTTGTGTAGAGTAATCTGTATTAAATGATGCAGAGTAAGGGAAGTTACTAAAAGGTACATCATCATCATAATCATTAGAGAAAGCACCAAATCTAGTTTGGAAGTAACTTTCTGAATCATGGTTATTATATCGAGAAGATGTAATATAGTTTTGTGATGATGTATAGTTTATATTCACATCAGGATACTTGTAGTATGGGTAAGGTATTGTTCTACCACTAGAACCACTTATATCGAATCCTACATATATACCAGCTGGTGCTTGTTCTTTACAAGGGCCACAATCTTCCCATCCTTCGAATGGTACATACGCATTACATTCCGAACCTGTTGTAAACGTTACTGTACCACTACCACTTGGCATTTGGTCTAACATCTTTTCTGGCTTCCAATCGTAATCTGATTGTGTTACGTTTTGTAAATCTACGTTATCAAACCAATAATCATTGTAAGTACCACCTCTGTATAATCCTTGACCTGTATCCATAGCACAGATACAAGCTTGTTTTCCTGCAGGTACTGTTAGAGTTTCTAATCTTACTTCACCACAAGGTATAAATGTAAAGATACCACCACTTGCTCCACCATCTATGTAAGTTAACTTACCATTTGTTAATTGTGAACCTGTAAGAGCATATGTTATAATCGCTTCACCAGATACACCCTTAAAGTAATCTTGTTGATATGTTTCTGTCATTGATGAAGTAAATTCTTGTACGAAAGCTTGTCCACCACTTCCTTTGTAATAACGCATCTGAGAACCTGAATCATATTCTGATTGGAATAAATCTCTAGAATCACCTGGTTCTACTAAATCTGGTGTACCACAATCATCTACACCTTGTGCATTACCACCGAATCCATAATCTTGATTGTATCCTCTTGTAGCAAAGAATCTACCTAAACCACCAACATTTTGTGCATCTGTTGGTTCTGAGCCTGTAATAGATAACATACCTCCACCACCACAACCTTCGAGAACAGTAGGTGTATCTATACCTGGTGTATAATACCATATACCTTCTTTTCCTTGATTCCTAAATGGGAAATCTACTGAACCACTATCTCCTACATATAATCCAGCATCACCACAATATGTGTTAGCTGCTCCACCACCAGAACCTCCATCTCCTCCATCACCTGCGTTTTGAAACCAATGTGGTGTACCTGCAGTAATACCACAGTTTCCTGCTAGTGTTACTGTCCAATCTACTATACCACCATTACCACCTCCACCAGCTTTGATGAAAACAGAATCATAATCGTATCTACTAGATGATATAGAACCTGATGGTAAATCAGCATCATTAGCTAATTGGTATGCATATCTGAATGTTGTATTTTCTCCTTCTGAACCACTTATATCTCCACCATTACCTACAAAGATAGGATACTTACCTGGCACTAGTGCAAGAGAACCTGTTAGTTCTAAATTAGGGTTTATAAGTAAACCACCACCTGCTCCTCCACCACCCGCAGTTTGGGTAGCAGTATTTAGACAGCCTATAAAGGAGGATGGTGGTCCTAAGAAGTAAGGGCCGCCCGAACCAGCTGTTCTCTTCTCTCCATATCCACCAGCTCCACCTCCTCCTACTAAGAATAGCTGAGTTGAATCAGTACATCCTTCATGTACTTCTAACTCATGCGAGCCAGTAGTATTACCAAAGTAATGTACTCTTCTAATCTGTGAGCCTGTAATATAATCATACATTACATCTCCACCACTAGCAGAGATTTCAGATGTTAAACAGTTCTCAAATGCTGGTTTGGGTATGTACATATGTTATAAATAATTTTTACCTAATACTCCAAATAATGAACCTGTACTAAATGATACAAGAGTTAATACATCTATTGCATTATTACCTTGAGTAGTTTGAGGTGTTGATAAAAATGGGAACTTGATTGAACCTGTATCCCATACTACTTCTCCATAGTTTTCTGGTTGTGAACCACTTGGTTGATTTAATTTAACTGTAATGGTTTCACCACCTTTAATGTTTTGTTGTGTTATATAATTCTCACCTTCTTTAAGATAGAAATCAAAGAAGTTACCTAGATTACCATCTATTGAATGTGTGTAATCAGATGATGCTGTTGTTGATGAAGATACAAAATGTACATTACCTCTAACTGAACCACTATAAAAAGAAGAACCAGTAACGTGCCAACCACCATCAATAGATGCTGAATCAAATACGTTTAACCTTCCTGTTATATCTTGTGAGCCAGATATGATAGAATCTCCAGTCTGTAAACTATCACCTGTTTGTGTACTATCACCTGTAAGTGTATAATCACCTGTTTGTGTATTATCACCAATATGAATACTATTACCATTAAGTGTAATTGCAGTACCAGTAATACCAGCTAATGTATTATTATCTATTTGTAATGCTGGAGATGCTCCACCTGTCTTAATTGTAAATGTAGTAGCTGGTGTTGGTGATACATCTTGTATTGTTACAGCTCCACTTATTATCTGATTACCTCTAAAGAGATTAGAACCAGTTGTTGCATAAGAACCAGTAAATGATGAAAGATAATTTATACCAGCAACGTTAGATAATATCCTTGCATCTACTGATTGAGAAAATGGTTCAAATACTGAACCTGTCCATTCTGCAAAAGATGCAGTATCTAATACTAATGATGCAGAGAATTGTTGTAATGCTATTATCTCTGATGATACTGATGAACTAAATGGTAAGAATACAGAACCAGTCCAAGAACTTGGTAATGCATCTGCTACTATTGAATTCAATCTTGTATTTGTATCTATTGAGCTTGTACCTAAGTAATGTAAGTTAGGAACATATACAGAACCACTAAAGATTTGTGTATCTGATGGTTCATCTCCTAGTTGGTTTGAACCACTTGATAAGATTACAGAGGCTGATTCTACTGTTACAAACAGTTCATAAGCCGATATAGAACCACTTACTGATATATCTCCAAGGAATTGTGTGTTAGTACCACTAACAGAAAAAGCCTCCTTTAGAGAAGATGTATAAATTTCGATTGCATCTACCCTTGGGTCATGGTCTGATGCTGTTGCTTCTAAATCATCTAATCTTAAATCAACAGATGCAGAATATGAGGTTACATTACCAACACCATTAAGTGTTGATGAACTAATATCATTTTCTACAAGTACTGAGCCAGATAATATAGAAACACCTGTACCTTGTCCTAATCCATCTTGAAGTTCATAGTCTGATTGTTCATCTATTCCCTTAGTTGAATCTGCAAGGTTTATTAATCCTTTATAGGATTGTGATATATATAAATTACTTAAGTTACTCATATCGTTATTCTTTTTTTTAAGTGTACTGCCACTTTCTTAATGCCTCATCTATATGGCCACCATTCCATCTTTCAGGTGTGGTACTCCATACTTTTGGATTTGTCCAAAGTTCACAATTCTCACAAGTTTCATAATCCTCGTAAGGAAGAGCTATGATAGGAAGATTGAAATAATCCCAATCATCTCTACCTGTTATCTCTTCTTTTATTTCAAAACATCTTAGATAATCATAAGATGTTAAATTATATCTTGGGTTCGGTGTGTACTTAGTACTAAATACCTGTCCTATCGAACCACTAAAATCAAGTACAGCATTATACTCTACTTGAGACTCACAATCTTCTAATTTATAATAGCTACCACTAGGGGCTATCAAAAAAAAAATACAACGATTTTTATCATTGTGACAGGTAAGATTGAATGTTGCTGACCAGCCGGCCAGCCCATTGTCAAACCGGTCCACGAATGGTTCACAAGTTATATCACCAAAGATTTCAAACCCCTCTACTTTATATTGTGTGTATGATGTTAAATCGTTTATAGCTGCTAACGTATTAGCATGTATATCAACAACATCATCAGTACCATAGTAAGGAATAGATTGTTTATTCGTTCTAGGGTTACTTTCGTTTTCTAATGTTTTATGTTTATCTGCAACAATTAACTGAACTCTATAATCTGTTGTATTCTGTCCAAAGGTTGCATCTTGTATCAGCACATTACCAACAGGATATTCAGGAAACTGCATATCATCTATTGAGAATACATCTCCTTGCGTTACATGAGCAATCTGTGGATGATTCTTCATAATAGTCTTAAAGTAATTCAAGGTATTATAGTATAACGTAAAGTTAGTACCTTGATTTACAATCTGAGACTGTGCTGGTGTTTGTGATGGTGTTCCCATATCTTATAAATTAATTCCTCCAAAGTACTGATTAGATTGGTCAGGATAGATTTGTGTACTATCTCCAACCGATTGTAAGAACTCTGGTATGTTTGATGAATTTGCTATTAAATAATCTTGTAATCTTGTTGAGTAATAACCTGCGTTATCTAAGGCTTTACTTAACAGATAATCTACTTCGTTTTTACCTGGTGATACTGATTGTTCACTAATGTGTTTTACAGCACCTTGTGACTTAAATTGTACTGAGCTAAATGGTATGTATTCTACACAACTATACCAAATGATAGTAGGTTTTACATACTCTGATACTAAGGTTTGATAATAGCCTGTAAATGAATCACCTGCTTCTATATCATCTTGTAACTTGTTATAGAGAACAGTACCTAATAAGTTTAGTATGTATTTCTCTTGTGCAGTTCTAACAAAAGGTAGAAGTGCATCGGCATCAATAGCTCCACCTAATGGTGTGTTCTTGATGATATCGTTTCGTGTTATGAATAATCCAAATGCCATAATATAATGTTTTTTAGTCCATATCGGTCATATCGTCATAGGCTTTTGTAAAACCAAAATCGGAAAATCGTCTGATATTTTCTTCGTTGTTATCTTCTTTATTGAAGTTCTCTTCTGTTGTTTCATCTCCTTGCATTGATTCATTAACATCTTCTTGTACTTCTTCTATTGATTGGTCTGTATCATCAGCCGTATCTGATAAGATTACAAGTGGTGTTAATTGGTCAAAGTATAAATCGTGTGTACCATGTCCACCTTCTTGTAATACTTCGTATATACCTCTTAGAAGGAGTTGTTGGAATGGTTGTATTGTCATTGTTTGGAATATAGAGTAAGCTGTTTTCATTTCTTCTGATTGTGAAGAGAATCCATTAGCAGCAGTTCTAATACCAAATAATAATGGTGATACGATTCTATGTGCTACAAGTATTCTATCTTGTGCATATTCAGCTACATACTGATACTTCTCGTGTAAGTTCTCAATAGGTAGTGTGTCTATTGTAGGTTTGTTTATTGCATCATCGTTAAACGATACCATAAATCTACCAGCGTTTGCAGTACCAGTAAACTTCTGTTCTAATAAACTTTCTATTGTTTGTCTTTCTTCAGGTGCTGGAACTCCATTATTGAAGTTAACCATAGCAACTGGCAAGAATCCGTTTTCTATATTGTTAAGATGCAGGTTAGATAACTCTGCTTCTGTAAACGAGTATTGTAAAGAACTTATCCAATCAGGTAGGGAATAGTAATATCTGTTTGGTTCATAGTCTTTAATGTAAAGTATTTCTCTTGATTCGTTTGTTGTACCGAATACAGGTATCTTTACTTTATCTTTTTGTTTTCTTTGGTCTGACCAATCTGCACAATAGAAGTAGTTCTCTACTCTAGTACCCATGTGTATCTTTTCAGCTCTTAATGTTTGTACAGGTACATGGAACATCTTAACTACTTTTGTATGTTCTTTGTTCCACATGATTTGGAATGCAGCATTACCATATAGTTTAAGGTCAAATGATACTTTCTTTAAGTCCTCTGCTGGTACTAATCTAGCTAGAGTATCTTGGAATGATTCATCATCTGTTATTATACCTTTACCATAGATAAGGTCTGCTACACCATCAACACAGGCAGCGTTTGTAGTGGATGTATTGTATCCTTCTGTTAACAACTCGAAGTAATCATCGTGCCCATTGATACCAACCGGTACCCATTGGTGTCTTGTTTTGATATCTTCTGTTACTATTGGAACTTCCTCCCTAGAGAAGTTTACAACAGAAAAGTTTTGTTTGTTTTTCATAATACTATATATTCGTTATCTGTTTCGTATGATACATACCCATCATTCTGTGTTGTATAAACAGTTTTGTCAATTGATTGAGATGCATATACTTGTACACTACCTCTCCATAAAGAACCACTAACTGAATCAGTTAAGGTAGCTAGGAATTCTTGTCCTACTCTTAAGTCTGATAAGGATTGAGAAAAGGTTAATATATTCTCATATGGGTTAAATGTATATGAACCACTTAAATCATATGAACTAGTTGTAAGAGTTAACATATCATACAAATCTAAACTAACAGTTGAACCACTGCCGGTTGTTAATGTACGAACTACAAACTCATTTGGTTGGTCTATGTAATAGCTAAGCATTATCTCGTTCTTATCTCGTTTTAACTTATAACAATCACGGCTTAACTTATAGTAAAAAGAAAACCCCCACTATAAAGTGAGGGTTTTTTTCATATTAACTAAGTGTATCTTCTATGATATACCGATAACTTACGATGCTACAATGGTAGGTGCTCCATCTAATCCAGCGAATGGGTCAGATGCAGTTGCGTTTTGTAAGAAAGCTGCAGGTAGAGCTTCTTCACCTGTGAAGGACATTGAGTAACCATAAAGGTCTCCAAGTCCTGCTCCAGTCTGAATAGTTCCAGCTGTTAGTTCAGCTCCTTCAGTTTCACCTACTAATAGTGCACTACCTTCTTTGGTATGTACAATAATTTGTGGTCTACCATAAGCTAACAATTTTAACTGTGTTGTCATCTCGTTAGTTAACTTCTTAAGGTTAACAACTGTTTCTTGAGAGAAGAACGTAGTTCCATTTTCTCTTGAAGAGTTGACAGTCTCAGTATATGCAGAAGTACCTTTAAGTTCGTATTTGTACACAGTATATCCTGTAAGGTCATCGACCTCACCATCTGTGTTCTTGTCAAAGGAAGCAGACGAGTAATTCATGAAATAAACGGCTTGTAATCCACCGATTGAATCTTTACATACTTCTTCTCTTCCCGCTGTTATTAAACAACTCATAGTGTATCTCCTGTTTTAATTAATTAGACTTATGTTATTATAGTAAACCAAATGCACTAACTTCGTTAGTAAATCCGATTACGGTTCCAGCAGTATATCTCATGATAACTCTGAAGTTTTGTGAACCATCAATGTCAGCCATATCTAGTACTCTTACTTCATTGTAGTCTGATAATAGACCAGTACCGAAGTGGAAGTTAGATTTTTGACCAGCGATGATGATTGAATCACTCATACCAGGTGCATGTATAATTTCAATACCTTGGAAGTTCAATGGTTTTTCACCAACGTTAAGTTGTGAATTAAATGAACCGATATTTACTTGACCTGATTGTGATGATTGCCATGCTTTAAGTACTTTAGTACCTACATAGATT